CGATCCAACATATTTGCGCGTGCCGATCTCGCCCATCAGGGCGAACGCCGGCTTGCCGGCCTCACGCTCGACACCGAGCAGTTCGAACTCGTCGACGGTGTAGCACTTGACCTTCAGCCAGTTGAGCGATCGCCCGCTGCGGTACTTGCTGCCACGGCGCTTTGAGACCATCCCCTCCAGACCGGCCTGGTCAAGCAGATGAAAGATAGCCTTGGAATTGCCCGGAAGAGCCTCACTGAATTGGATGCGACTCCCCGGAGGGATCAAACCGGCAAGCAGATCGCGCCGATGCTCCAGGGGCGTGTCGCGCAGGTCGTGCCCGTTGAGGTGCAGGAGATCGAAGGCGACGAAATAGAGGTCGTGCTGGCGCCGCGTGATCGCCCTTCGCAAAGCAACGAAATCGGCAAGACCAGCTTCATTCGGAACGATGATCTCCCCATCGATAATGGTGCTTTCGACAACGAGCCGTTTGGCGGTCTCGACCAGGTCGGGATACTTCGCCGTCCAGTCCATTCCATTGCGCGTAAAGATACGAACTCCGGCCTCGTAAATGATGATCTGTGAGCGGTAGCCGTCGAACTTGACCTCATGGATCCAGGCATCGCCTTCCGGAGGCTTGTCGACCAGGGTGGGCATCAGCGGTTCGATGAACTGCAACCGGCCATCGCCGGAACTCTTACGCATACTGAACCCCACGCCACAGACGCGGACTCAAGCCGCCAAATCGGATTCAGTTCCGGAACATTTTAGGCAAATTGAATGTTTGGAAAGGTTACGGAGAAAACCCGCGCCTCTGGCGGAGAGCGCGGGCCGATCGGGTTGCGGCCCGATCTACAGCGGGCAGCGGAGGGAGCGTGCCCACTGGTCATAGACAATCATTAGGATTTACTAAAGTTCCACTTGGGAAACACACCCGCTAGAAATCTGAGCCTACCTCCGATAAGCGGATCGGCACGGTGACATTGCCGGGATGGCAAGCAGGGCGACAATCGCCTCGTGTTCTGGCGGGCCGTTGGCGGCCACACCAGCATAGAGATGCTTAAAGGTCCTCGCTAGGGCTCAACGTCGAACACCGGAGTCAGCGCGCGGACAGTACACGGCGTCGGGTTCACATGGCGGATCGTGACGCGGCCTTGGCCTTCCCAGCTGTCCTCGATGGGAACGGTGATGTTGCCGGAGTAAAGGGTTGCCATGCCGTTCGGTGCCACGATCGACGGTATCCTGACCGGCTCCCATCGTCCGCGCTGCAGCGATTTGATTTCAAGCCCGGTCGTGTCGGTCTCCAGGAAGGAGAGGATCACCGCCGCCACCTTCTTTCGGCGTCCGACAACCGACCCGTCCTTACCGCCGACATCAAGCTCAAGCGTGTCGGCGCCGGCCTCGTATGGAAGCCCGACCTGCCATTTAGCAGCGGCGGGCGAACCAACCGGGAGTGTGACATTGCCAGCACCGCTGACTGTCAGGCCGCGGTAGACCTTCCCGTCCGCAAGCACGTCCACAATCAGGCCGGCGAGATGTATTGCGCCACCTACTGTTGTGACTGCAGCGCCGGTGTAGGTCAGGCCGCAATCGACTTCGAACGCGTCGGCGATCTCGCCATATTCGAACGGAATGGTCTTGATTTCGATATAGCGCTTGGTGACTCCGCCGATGGTGCGCTTGACGAACAGCCAGAGATCATCATTGCCATCCTGGCCCGGCGTAACCACGGCGCTTTCAACGATGCCCCATGCCGAACCTGAGAACGTCCCGCCGATGCGATGCCGGTGCATGCCGCGGACATCCTGCGAAGGCTGGTGCGTGTAGCCGCCAAGTTCTCCGTTATCCAGCGGGAACCACAGCAGCGGATCGGGATCGGTCTGGAACGCCAGTTCAACGACACCCTTTTTTGGAATGTGCTCCGATATCTGTCCGACATCATCCGACGTGAAGCGGCCGGTGGCGCTCTGGGCAAGTTCGGCGATCGATTTGCGGGAGCGCGTCACGTAAAGGAACGACTGCCCGGCATCCACCGGACGGATTTTTGCACAGCCGAAGGTGCGGGACCGACGGTTCTTGAAGGACGAAGGGGTCAGCGCTTCGTCGATGCCGGAACCCGATAGAGCGCGGACCCCGCCAAGCGTTCCGATCAGCAGGGCACCATCCGAGTCGGAGATCCACGTAATGTCATTGGCCTGCCCGCCGCCGGCCTGGATAAATTCGAGCGCGTCGTCGTCCTTTTCCCCGAGTGCGAAATTGTCGAAGTCGCCGGTTGCGGATGCGTAGACGGAGAATTTTCGGCTGAAGGCTAATCGCTCCTCGTACAGCGAACCGCTTTCGACGTACTTGCCGGGAACGAAGGTGCCGAGACGCCAGCGGGCGATCGGGCTGAGATTGGGAAGCGCATGCCCATACAACCTGACTTTGACCACAGTAGCGCTGATGCGGCTCGTGATACGCGCCCAGCGCCAGACAGCATCCGAGCCGAGCAAACGAATGCTACGGCCAACATCGCTGGTCTGGAAACCGGTGCCGTCATTGATGCCGACGATCGAGGACGCCGTGAGATCGAATGGCGTCTGTGTATCGCCATCCTCATGCCATCCCATTTCCGCGATCGTAAGATTGGCGTCGTCCTCCGAGCCTGAGATATTCAACCGATAGGACTGGTAGGCAGTCTCATTCTGAAACTCGAAGAAGCGCACTTCGCTGCGCGACCACCCGGTTTGCGCTGTCCGGCTGTCAAGCGAGATCCAGTTCGTGCCGTCGAAGCCCTGGAAATCCCACGCGATGGGTGCCTTTGTACCACCAGTGGAGTTTGCCCGAAGCCAGTAGCCGTCACAAACCCTGGTCGCTGTACCGGCGAAGTCATAGGACAAGAAGCCGATCGTCGTGCCGAACGAAAGGTTTGACCCATTGTCCCGGTCAAACACCTTGTAGGCGTCGGCGGACCCGCTGCTGTCGGCAGCAGTGCCGCTTGGAGCGGTATTGTTGGTCATAAGGGGATGGACGGCGCCGGTCTCGGCAGGCGCCATGGTGGTCGCGCTTGTGTTGATGTCGTCATAGGGGCCGTCGAGGAAAACGAACTCGGCCAGCGTCCATATCGTGTGCGCCGTGCGGGTGAGAACCTGCGGAAGGTAGTCCCTGTGGGTGATCCACATCTGGTCGGCGGATTGGGCGAATTGCAGGTCGAACAGATCGGCTTCGAGATAGGGTGTCGCCACTTCCACCGTGCCGACCCGCGCGCCATAGGCATAGACGCGGACGTAGAGATCGCCGAATTCAAGCATGTAGGCCTGATCTGCCGAGAAGATGAACGGTATGCCGCGCGTCCTCTTGGCCGAAGTCTTCACCTCGCCAACGAAGTATGTCCCGCCGCGCTTGCGGATGCCGCCATGCGGCAACGTGACGAAGTTTTCGCATTTGGAAAGCGCCGCCCGATAAAGATCGAGCGACGCGCGGGCGTGTAGCCGCGGCGAGATCTCGCCACGAACGAATGTGTCCTGGACTGGATAGAGCGTCGTCATCAGCGCACAAACCCGCCGCGCTGGATCGCCCAGGACGACGTTGAAAGCCTGCCGCCACGCTGGATGGCGTTGGACTGGAATGCCGCGTCGAGCGCCCGGTCATAAGCACCGCGGGCGATGTCGATCATGCCGGCCTTGTGGGTCAGCGGATGCGCGATCTTGATGGCGAGCGCTGCAACCAGCACTTCGGTGAACAGCGCGTCCCAGTCGTTCGGATCGGTGAGGTTGGCGACGTAGCGAATGAGACGCGGCCCCGACCGGTCGCAATAGATCAGCCCGGCCTCCTGGCGCCACGCGATCGGCACGCCATCCGGCTCGCCATTATCGGTCAGCGGCAAAGGCCGCAGGCAGTCCACCGGCAATTCATAGGCAAAGTTCAGCGTGCCCGCGCCACTGCCGGTATCGGACCCGGCGACGGCGGCCGCCAGGATTGCGAACACCCAGGCGTGTTTCGTCAGCTCTGCCTCGCGGGTCAGGTCGAAATGCAGATTGAGCAGGCGGGCTGGTTTCACGTCCTGATCGAGGCTGTCGATCGGCGCCTCGTCGAGGACGCCAAGCGCCATGTTGGCGATGTCGAGCGGGGTGATGGCCATGATTTTAGGCTCCGTCTGTGTGGATCGGAAAAAGCAGGCATGGGCCCACGGCAAAAAGCCGCTTCGTAGCGGCTGAGGATTTGGAGCAATTCCAGGAAAAGTGTGAACGGTTTTCCGTCCGGAATTGCGCAAAAACAAAGAGATAGAGCGGTTCGGCGTTTCCGTGAAACGATGAACCGCTTGTGATTTTTGCTTGAGCAAAACGTTCGCACGTCTCGCGCGTGGAACCCGTCACGCCAGCCACCACCCGTCGAAGCGGGTAGCGTCGCGGCGTTATCCGTCCCTGTGCCCATTCGAGCGAGGAAAAGACGATAATATTGTAGCTATGCAGTTTTACGATATCGCCGCGCAACGCGGCGATGAGTTGCGGCCTGAATTACTGCGGCATCAGCCGAAGCGTACGCTTGTCGAGATCCGCCGCCCTGTTTTCGGCCGACTTGGCAACGGCGCTTGCTTGCAGCCTTCCGGCACCTCTCGCCATCGCCAAACCCCGGTCCAGGGCTTCCTGAAGACTTGTCGTATAGTAGGCGGTGTTTTCCAGACCGCTGAAGAAGTTTATGCGGTGAACTTCGCCCTTTTTGCTTATGACAATGCCCGCTTTTCGGAGCACTCCCTGAACTGCCTTGTATGTCATGTTCATGGTTACCCTCCTTGCCAAGACAAAGCAGCATCGCCCATTTCTGTAACCATTTGGTGACGACGATTGATTAAAGTGCAACAGGAACATGTTGCGAACCCCAAGTCTTGTTTCACTCTGGTGCAGCGCAGCGGGTGAAGTTGAGATTCGCCACATTGGCGATCTGGAGCAATTCCAGGAAAAGTGTGAACGGTTTTCCGTCCGGAATTGCGCATAAACAAAGAGATAGAGCGGTTCGGCGATGAACCGCTTGTCCAGAAAGGGCGGGAGATCTTTTACCCCCGCCCCTTTCGGTCCAATCAGGCCTCGGTCGTCTTCAGCGCGATGAACGTCATGTTCTTGACGCTCGACGCGGTGCGGTCCCAGTTCGCCGCCAGCGCCAGCTCGGCGTCGGTGGCGAATTCGCCGGCCGAGGAGGCGTCGAGGAAGCGGGTGCCGGGCACATGCGGGACGAAATGCCTGCGGCCGACCATTTCGGTGACGCCGCCGCCATGGCCCTGGCGCGGCTTGCGGTCGAACTCCAGCGGCCCACCTTCGGTGTTGACCGGCAGCTCGTTCCACAGGATTGCCTTGTCCTTGAACATGAACGCCGTGTAGACGCCCGCGGCCACCGGGATGTCGTCGTCGACGACGGCCCGCAGCCCCATGTAATACGGGATCAGCGGCCCGCCCTGCTCGGACGGCGGCACATAGTCGATGAGGTCGGCGAGCTTCAGCGCCTTCATCTGCTTGGAGTGCATCCAGATCGTCTTGAACTTGTCGGCGCGGTCGCCCATCAGATAGGCGGCCTCGATGATGTCGGTGTCGACGATGGAGGCGCCGGTGACGCGGACCAGGTCGGAACTGTCGTTCGCAACGTTGTCGGCAATGACGCCCTTCAGGATGCCGAGCAGCGTCAGCTTGTTGGCACGCTGCCAATAGTCGGTCTGGCGGCGCACGATCAGCTTCTGCGGGTCGTCGCCGGCCAGGATCGAGGTCAGGTCCGGAATGCCCCAGGCCTGGGCTCGAACATTGCGGGCGGCGACCTCGCGGCGCGCGCCGATCTTCTTCATCTCGATCGAGTCGGCCGGGTCGTCATTGACCGGCTCGGACGGATCGTTGCCGAGATCCTTCCAGCCGGGCATGTCGACGGAACGCCCGCCCATGGAAAGCTTCGAGGCGATGGTTGGGTCGGAAAACAGGATCCCGGCCTGGTAGATCTCGAGCGACTGGACATGCTCCTCGAACGAGTATTGTGCATAGACGGACGGAACGATCGCGTCCGCGATACGGGTATAGGCGTCTGCCATTTTTGTCTTCCTTCAGGTTGTGCGGTGGCAGATCATGATCCCGAACCGAAGGTCCACGCAGTGAAAAGTGGAACCGGTTTCGCTGGAGATCATGGTCCAATTTTAAAGAGGGTTGTTGGGAATCCAGAGATCGGGGTTTTCGCCGGCCTCGCGTGCCAGCCGCCGGGCGCGAACGGGATCGCTTCTGACGAGGGCCGAGATCTCAGTCAGGTTGCGTTCGCCGGCGGCGTTGCGCTTGAACGGATTGCCTCCGATCAAAGCCGCGCCACCGTCGATCGTGTCTTCCCTGAACATCGCCTCGCCGATGGCGTGGAACGCCTTGGCGATCTGCGGATCGGTCAAGGCGCCGTCAGGCAGAAGGATGCCCTTCGCCTTGTAGGCATCGACCAGGCCGAGCTTCTTCATCGCCCGGTTGGCGACCTCCAGTCTCTGGCGAAAGCCGTCGCTGTCGGTCGGTCCCCAATCCCTGACCAGGTCATCGTGAGTGGCCTCGACCGAACGGGCAAGGGCGATCTGCTGCACCTTGGCCTGCTCGGCCATGTAGCCGACGAACCGGTCGTGATAGGCCTGCGCCACCTTCGGGGTGGCGCCGGCCTCGACCGCCCAGGCCTTGGACGCGTTGGCGAGCTCATCCGAATAGGCGAAGTCTTCGGGAAGCCCGTCGGGGCGCCTGTACTCGACCTTGTCGGGCGATGTCAGCGGGCGCATCGCCTCAGGCAACCGGGCATGGAACCTGTCCCAGTCTTCCCCAGGTGCGTCCGCTGCGGGAATGTGCAGGCTCTCGCCCTGCTGCCGTTCCAGCTCCGCATAGGATGTGAAAACCCGATCGAGGCTTTCAGGCTTGGTCCAGCCCTTGGTTTCAGCGAGCTTGCGGTTGCCTTCGGAAAGACGTCAAACCAACTCTTGGCCGTAGGCGGGGCGGACCCGTTGTCCCCGTTGGCCGGCGGCCGTGCAAGGTTGCCCGCCGGTGGCGTAGCCACCACGGACCCGGCGTTTGCCAGATCTGTCATGAGATGTTCCTTTTTGCTTGTCCTTCTCCCCCTGTGGGAGAAGGTGGATCGGCACGTTAGCGCCGAGCCGGATGAGGGGTGTTGGAAGAAACGAGGCGCCGGCAATCCTGTTGCCGCCCGCCCGATCTAGACGAAGGTGTGCGCCAAGTTGGAGCACCCCTCATCCGACCGAGCTTCGCTCGGCCACCTTCTCCCACAAGGGGAGAAGGGAAAGCCTTCACGCGTTATCGCCCCAATTCTCCCACAGCAGCGTGATCGTTCCGGTAACGGCCAGCATGCCGTCGGCGTCGATATCGGTGCCGGCGGCGAGGGCAAGGTTGAGATAGAGGTCTGCCGGCGTCACTGTGCCATCGAGCGTCAAAGCCGCCGCTGCATCGGCGGTCGAAGCGGTCGACAGTGCAGCACCGGCACCATCCAGCGTACGTCCGGTCGAAGCCAGCACATTGACCATGGTGCCGGCGAGCGCAGCGCTTGACGCCGCCGCCGACCCGAGCGACCAGGTCAGTGCCGCATTGTCGTTGATGGTCGAGGCGCGGGTGGTCAGCACGGCGAATTGCAGCCTTGCGGTGCCGCCCTTGATGCGCACCTTGCCGCCGAGGAAATCGAAAAGCTTATGGCTGGCATAGGCAAGCGCATCGGTGACCGGCACCTGCATGGCGTTGAGCGAAAAGACGGTGCGGAAGGAACCGCCCTGCCCGCTCGTGCTGGCGGCAAGCCCGGCCTTGGGCGCGGCAAGGCCGGCCTCTCGGGCGGCGGCACGGGAAAGCGTCCGGGGGAGACCTCGGGTCATTGCATTCTCCATTCTTGGGGATTTGAGGGATCGGCTGGACCCGCCGCGAGCGGAAGCGTTGCGGCCGAAGCCTGATCATTTCGATAGGCCTGACCCTAACGTCTTGTTTGACCCTGATCTTTATGATCTTTTTGTTTGACCATGAGCTTTCCGAGCCGGAGGCCTTGGCCGTCAAGACGAAAGAAACCATGTCTTATTTCGTGAGGCATGGTGCCGCTGTTCCGCCGCAATGCGACCGCACTTGGCAAACACTTGGCAAAACCAGCCGGTGTATTAGTTCATAGGCTTCAACGGAGTATCAGACGATGACCATGCACAAAACCATTGCCGCCCTGCTTGTGACTGCCGCGCTGGCAGGATGTGCGCAGACCGAAGGCCAGCAGAGGGCGACCACGGGCGCTCTGGTCGGCGGCGCGGGCGGCGCTCTCGTCGGCCAGGCCCTGGGCCGCGACACCAAGAGCACGGTTATCGGTGCAGCCAGCGGCGCCTTGCTGGGGGCGGTCGTGGGCAGCGCGACAACGCCGCAGCGGCGCGGCGAACAGCTTTGCCGCTATCAGGATCGCTACGGCCGCATCTACACGGCGCCTTGCGACGACCGCTATTACAGCGGCAATTATTGAGTAGACGCCGGCGCTGGCGTCCCCTTCTCGCCTTGTGGGAGAAGCGCTGGTCTTCCCTTCTCCCCTTGTGGGAGAAGGTCGCCGCGAAGCGGCCGGATGAGGGGTGTTCCAGGGATCGCCAACGCCTCATTTCTTCCAGCACCCCTCATCCGTCTCGGCGCTAAAGCGCCGATCCACCTTCTCCCACAAGGGGAGAAGGTGTCACCAACGCCGGTGCCTTGACCCTACCTCCCCTCCAGCCTCGCCGCCTTCTCCAGCGCCGCCAGCTGCGCCTCGTCCAGCGTCAGGAACCCCATGATGTGCTGCACCACTTCGGCGCGTGCATTGCTCAGCGCGCTGTGCAGTTCGAAGCCGTTCGGCGTCTTCGTCTTGGCCAGCCACTCGCCATAGGACGGGCGGCGGTAATAGCCGGTCGCCGCCGTCAGGTCGGCAAGCACCATCTCGCCGTCCTGGCCTGAGAACACCCTGAGATAGGCCTTGGTCAGCGCATCCTGCGCCTTGGCCGGGCCGCCGGCCTGGCTCGAATGGGCGAAGCGTTTGCCGCTCATGCACCGCCCTCGCCGCCCTGCGGCATCAGCCCGCTGAGACTGTCGAGCAGACCGCTGTCGCGCGCCTGCACGGCGGCGGGCACGGCATCCTTGGCCACCTTGCCAGCGTTGGCGATCGCGGCCATGGCGGCCTGCGCAGCTTGCGCCTCGGCTCTGGCATTGCGGATACCGGCAACCTCGTCCTGGCGGCGAAAGATGCGCTGCGGACTGCGGCCGGCGCTCTGCACGATCTTAAGCGCCACGTCGCCGTCGATATTGTCCATCACGCCGGGGTCGAACTGCGCCATCTGCATGGCCGTGGTCACCACCTGGATTGTATCGCGCGCCTCGGCCGAGCGACGCAGCACGTCGAGCGGGCCGGTGAAGGTCGGCCGCACCGCCTTGCCGGCAAGGCTCGCCGGCGGCAGGAAGCGGCTGTCTTCCTCGTATAATCCTTTGTCCTCGAGGATGCCGAGCTCGCGGTCGAGATTCGAGGCAAAACCGGCCTGGATGATCGAGCCGGAGGGCCCGAGAAGCGCGCCCTTTTCCTCCTGCCGGATCAGCGCTTCGGTCGCCGTCATCTGCGGGTTCTGCACCAGCGTCTGGAACAGATTGACGAACATCATGTCGCGGATCTCCTCGGCCCGGCTTTCCGCGTAGCTGAACGCATAGGTCGGGTTCTGCCCCGTAGCGATCGGCGCAATCAGCGGCCGTCCCTGATCGTCGATCAGGCCGGGATAGTTCTCGCCGGGATTGAGCACCGGCACATAGTCGAGCCGCGCCTTCGAAGCGGTCGCCGGATCGGTGATCTGCTGCAGCGCCCTGAGGCCGGAGCGGCGCACGGCGTTTTCCTCGCGCACCGTGGTCAACGCCTCGATCGTCGGCGAAATGCCGTAGGGGTCGCCCTCGTAACGGCGCCAGTTGAAGCACGACACCGGGAAGGAGCGGAAACCGCTTTCCCTGACGATGACCTCCTCGTCCTCGAGGACGTGATAGGAGGCGAAGGCCGTGTCGAGATACTGGTAGGATCCGCCCAGCCGATACATCTTGCGCTCGTCGCGCGGCTGGATGCACTGGATCAGCGAAATCTTGGTCTCGCATTTGGCGGGATCATCGACCAGCATTTTGATCCGCGCCGGCAGCTTCTCATAGCCGAGCAGCTGTGCGGCCTGGCGCGCCGTGCGCTCGTAGCGGCGGTGGAAAATGTCGACTTGACCCCAGCGGTTGCGGCAGAGATAGCCCTCGACCACGGGGATCGAGGCATAGCGGATCAGCGTGTGGGGCGCAAAGCCCTCCTCGGCGTAGAGATAGGCCGGGCCGTAGCGCACGACGTTGCGCAGGCAGGCCTGCGTTGCCGGCACGAAGTTCGAATTGGCGGAATAGCGCAGCGAGAACAGGAAATCGCGAAGCGCCTCCGCCCATTCCTTTTCCTCGTCGCTCTCTTCGTCGTTCATGGCGGCGGTCGACAGCCCGTGCCATTTTTCCGACTGCGGGATGATCAGGCTTTCCAGCCCGGCGGCCAGCCGGTTGGCTGCCGAGTTGATGGTGTTGGCGTAGACACGCGCACCGCGCCGCTCCTGTCGGTCGGCCTGCGAGTCCGGACCGCCGGGACGACGGCCGCTCCAGACATCGGGCGCGTCGGGATCGCAGAATTCGGCCACCGCCTCCCAGACATGTTCGTACTGGCTGCGCTCGCTCTCCAGTTCTGCCTGTCGCGACAGAATATCGCGAGCACGGGAATCGCTCATGGTCAGCCTCGCTAGTTTTGGCGCAAATGCGCTGGGGATCTCCCCCCTTGAGGGAGAGATGGCCGGCAGGCCAGAGGGGGTCGTCTCGCGTGGATCGGCGACCCCCTCTGTCGCCTTCGGCGACATCTCCCCTCAAGGGGGGAGATTGGAAGCGCCTTATTCCGCGGGCGTCGTGTCCAGCGCCGGGCTGCGCCCAAAACGCTGCACCACGAAACGGCCCATCTTCTGGCCGGGAACTTCGATCAGCGTATAGGTGATCCAGGACAGCAGGCACACCACCGGCAGGACGACGGCAACGACGATCGCGAAGCGCAGCGGCGCCGACAGCGCGTGGCCGTACTGGGTGATCACGAAAGCCGCGACCGGCTGGAGAACCAGCAGATGGATCAGATAGATGCTGAAGGAAAGCTCACCCATCAGATGAAAGAACCCATTGGCGAGCGTCATGGCTGTCTTTCTGGCCACTATACCCGCCATTCCCGGCAGCATCCGGTAGAGAACCAGGGCAAAGAAACCCAATACCAGCGCTTCCCGCATCAAGAGCTTGCCAAGTCCATAGCGGCCGCCGAAGGGCAGCGCGGCCAGCAGCATGGCCAATGCCAGATACACGAAAGGCCGCTTCTGTCGTTGATGGACGACGCCCGCCAGCAGCATCCCGCACAAGAAAATCTGCATTTTCAGCGGCAGGAACGACGGCATCGGAAACTGGATTGACAATTGTCTCATCAGGAACACGATCGCGCTGCCGGTCGCCGCGACCAGGACGGCCGCCCATATCCAGTCAAGCCTGCGGACCAGCAGCATGAGGGCCGGGAACAGTGCGTAGAACTGCATCTCCAGGCCCAGGCTCCAATCGGGCAGCGGCGTGCGATAGGCGAAATTCGGCACCAGGCCGAACAGGAACAGCAGATGGGCGCCGATATTCTTCAGCCCGCTGTCGAGATAGCGCTCGGGCGCCTGCGGCGATCTCAGCAGGAACTCGTCGATGACCATCCTGGACTGGTAGAGATAGGGGCCGAGCGCCAGGGCGACGAAAAGCATGACATAGAACAGCGGCGCTATCCTGAAATAGCGGCGGGTCCAGAATTTCAGCCAGGTTTCCGGTCTTTGCCACGGCTCCTTGTCCTGGCGCAGCTGGTAATGGAACACCATCAGGAAGCCGGACAGCATGATGAAGAGATCGACGCCGAGATCCGGTTCGCCAAGGACGGGAATGCGCCAGCCGGTCAACAGCAGGCAGTGCCCGATCAGCACCCAGATCGCGGCGAGCGCCCGAAGCCCGTCCAGGCACTCGATGCGCGATGACCGGGCTTCCGTCATGCCGAACTCCTCGATTGCCATGTTGCACTGCAGCATGGCGGCTGAAGGAGGATTGTCAACCGGGCTGAACGAACACGAATTGCTCCGGGTTGTTACGGAAAACGCGGAAGCTGCCATCTCTCCCCCCTCGAGGGGGAGGGGATCGCCTCAACAGGCGAGACGCTTTTTGAGGCGAAGATGGAGTCGCGCTTTTCGCGAGACGACCCCCTCTGGCCTGCCGGCCATCTCCCCCTCAAGGGGGGAGATTACGCACCTCACCCTCGCCGCTTCAACAAGCGCGCCAGCCGCCGCCAGGTCCACCAGGGCAAACCGCCGCGATTCCTGAACACCCGCTTCATCGCGCCCATAATCACGCCCCCAGCAGCACGCGGCGCTGGCCGGTCAGATCACCGGGCGACAGATCGGTCTTGACCGTGCTCAGCGTTCCCTGGCGCTGTTCGAGCTCAGCCCTGAGTGCCGCCTCGCGCGCCTGCACGTCTTTGTCGGCGATGGTCGGTGTCGGTGGCAGCGGCTTCAGCGCCGGCGGCTTTTGGAAGAGGCACATGGTTCCAGCTTTCTCTTGTCCAGTCATAGAGTAAAAAATCTTCGCCATTCCGGCCGTAGCCCGGCAAGCGGCAGCGTTCCGTCGCGCCAAGCCGACCGAGCCAGCGCAGCGCCAATTCATTGGCGGCGAGCGCCCGTGCCTCGACCCGCCAGGCGCCGCGCGCGGCAACCTGAGGCCCAAGCACGGCGTGGAAGAATTCCGTGATGCCAGGCACGCAGCGCTTCATGCGGCGCGTGCCCCAGCTCCAGGCGATCCATAAGCCGCCGCGCTGTTCGGCGGCGCCAAAGCCGGCCTCAGGATTGCCGTCCAGCTCGGCGACATAGGCAAACCCCTGCAGCGCAGTCAGCGCCAGCAGCGCCGGCGACCAGTTGTCCAGCTGGCAGTCGATCTCGGCCCGGTCCTCGGGCCGCAGATTGGCGGCGATGTAGGAGAGGTCGCGCAAGGTGGCGGGGATGATGCGCAGGGTCATGAGGCGGTCATGTCTGTGGTTGCCGTCAAGTTACCGAAACGCCCCCAGCGGATCACTCTGCCCGGCCTTTCGCCGCGCCGCCTTGAACTCCGCCGGGTCGACCACCGCTTCCCTCAGCATCATCACGCCGTAACGCGTCGCCGCCATCAAATCGTCGCGCAGCTTCACCACCTGGCCGTCCTTGCGATGGTAGAGCCGGAACTCCTCGAACCAGGGCAAAAGCGTCGAAAACACCTTGAAGCGGCCGCTCTGCATGCGGTCGAGCATCTCCATCAGCCCGGCCTCGACCGAGACCGAGCCGTCGGCGAATTGCGCATGGCGGGTCAGCATGTTCAGCCCGTGCGCGCCATATTGTTTGGCCAGCGCCACGCCGGCACCCTCCAGCGTCTCGCGGCGGCCGTCTCGCGGCCACGCCCAGGGCAGCCATTCGCCCCACGGTTTCAAGGTCAGCGCCTGCATGGCCGGCGTCTGCTGCGAAGCGCGGCAGGCTTTCGTGACATAGATGACGTCGGCCTCCGTATCCCGGGCGAGCTCGACCGCGGCGGACGGATGGTCCCAGCCGAAATCGAGCGCGCCGAGCCTGGGCCAATAGCGCGGCAGCCGGAACGGCTCGCAGGAAATCAGCTCTTCGGCGATCGGAAAGATGCGGCCGGAGCCGAGCACCGGAATGCCCTTGGCCCGCGCCTCGCGTTCATGCGCCGGATAGGCGGCAATGATCTCGGCTCGCTGCCGCGGCGTATAATGCTCGGCATCGTCGATGGTCATGAAGGTGACGTGGCGGGTCATGGCTGGCCTTTGGAAAGCTTGGGTTCCTCGCCCCACTGAGTGGGGAGAGGTGGCTCGGCGAAGCCGAGACGGAGAGGGGAACGCCCGTCCCTCCAGTTGGGAATGGTAAAAAGAAGTCTCGCTTGCTGGAAGACGCCTGCGAAAGCCCCTCTCCGGCCGCTGCGCGGCCACCTCTCCCCACTCCGTGGGGCGAGGAACCCACGTCCTGCGATGTCACCCCCTCCCCATTCCCTCCACCTCGCAGGCCGACAAAAACAACAACACCACGTCCGACATGCCGAGCAACGGCGTGAAGGTGACGATGGTGATGCCGCCTGTCGCGTTGGTGCGGGTCAGGCCTTCGGAATAGATGTCGAGCGGCGGTTCCTCGTCGAACCAGACGCCGTGCAGCGTCTCGCCCTGCCATTTCTCGCGGCCCTTCTCATAGCTTTTGAACGACAGCACCGATTCATCGGCCTGCACATCGCCGCCACCGCCATGGCGGACCACGACGCTATCGAGCGCACCCGGCGCGCCGCGCCCCATGATGGTGCCGAGAATAGCGTCGGCCGGGATCATGCCCGTGCCCCACGCCGCCGGCTGCTGCGGCGGGCCGATCAGGATGCGCTGCGGGTTGTCGCGCGTGCCCTCGCCGGTGACGCCGGCCGCCCACAGCCGCACGGCCGTGTCGAACACCTTGCCTTGCCACCACTCAGGGTATCGGCCGGTCAGGTGCATTGCCCATTCCGCACCGCCGGCTCTTGTCTTGCCGAGCTGGTTGCCGGCCATGAACAGCCGCTCGCGGTTGGTGGCGCCCGCCGCATGGAACTCGGCCTGCCTGAGGTAAGGCCGGTAGGCGGCAAGCTGGTTAGTGCGGCGCCGCCGGTCCAACTCCTTCAGCAGGCTCAGATATTCCTTCTTCGCCACGGCCGGGCTTTTCGAGGCCAGGCTTTTCCTGAAGGAACGGCCGGAGGACGGCTTCGAGGCCGCGGATGCGCTGCCTGATTTCGTCATCGCTCAATGCATCCAGACTGTTGATGTTGACAAGCAGGTCCCTTGGCAAATCCTTTGGCAGCACCGACAGCACGATCTTCAGATACTGGTCGGGCTTTTCGGTGCGAACCTCGGCGATGACGCCGGCGCCATGCGCCCGGAAATCGGCGCGGATCGCTTCCAGAAAGCCATCGGCCAGCGTTTTCTTCGCCCGCCTCGGTCGGCCGGAGGGCCGTTCCGTCACATCAGGCGGTTCGAAAGGATCTTCGGCCATGCCCTACCCCGCCGTCCCGGCGGACATCGCCGGCTTCGCTGTTTTCTTGGCCGGCCGCGCAGGTTTCTTGCGCGCCCGCTTGCCGGGCTTTGCACGGGTCGGCTTCCGCGCCGACCTTGCCGCATCGAGCTTTGCCCCAGTCGCGCTGCCGGACTTGCCGGCACCAGACAGGGCTTTGAGCGCCGCCCGGACGCTGCTCATCGCACCGGCGCCGACGCCCGTTTGCGAAAACCCAAAGCCGCCGACCGCATCGACGGAACCGCCCCGGACCATGCCGATCCGCACGCCGTCCGCGACCGGCTCGACCCGGCCGCGGCGCGCATCGGGCACGCCCTCGAATTCGCCGATGGCGCTGACCACCTCGCGGCCGTCATCGTCGGTGATGATGGTGGCATAACGGTTGGACATGGTGGATAACCTGGCAGGCGTGGGGTGCGTTGCGGGAGGATCGAGGTACTTTGACAAGGGTAAGTGAGCGAAACCGACGATCACATGCGTCGCGTTCCTTCACGCCGACATTCAATCCAAGCAAGCGAGGGTGGCCCAGAAAACAATAAACCCGCCTCGGCGGCGGGTCGTTGGCGCAAATCAGCACCATGCCCAAATCAATAGCAAATTTGCCGTCACCGATCAGACGCGGCAATGGTCTGAGATGACCGCATGCCACCGCTTGCCACCCTTCCCCGTGTCTGGTTTCCTGACACAGGCATGATTGCTTCAACAGGAGGGCGAAGCTGTTGGAGCTTCTTCAAAACGCACCGGACTGGTCGACATACATCGTTATGCCGATCATCTTTGCCGTGATTTGCGGGCTCGGCTTTGCGATGGTGTCGCGCCGTGCCGGCATGGCAGCTTTTCTGATCGTCGCCACGCTGGCTCTGGCCAATACATATACACGGTTCAAGCCTGCATTTTCCGAAGCGGATATTGCAGAACTCAACCGCGATCTTCCCGCCGACATGGGTGGCGTAACACTGAAACGCGTCACCTTTTCGGACCGAACCCTTTCTTACCATCTTTCGGTACCCGGCCATGCCGACGAGAATTTGATGACCGCCATCCGACGCAACGCGGTGCCCTACGCCTGCAAAAAGTTGGGGCGTCTCTTCAGGACCAAACGGCTGGAGCAGGTCGTCTATGTCTTCAATGACGGCGAGAGGCCGAACGGGTCGCAAATCACTGCCAGCGACTGCCTTTGA